TACGGATGAATATTTTCATTTTATTGAGAATAGATTGGGGATTAATCGTGAAGATTCTTCAGAATCTCCCCTTTCAGCCGCATCAGCCCCTGCTCCTCGCAAGTCTGTAGCGCCACCAGCGGCGCCTGTGTCACGAGGTTCAAGCAATAGGCCTAATGTTATGCGATTAACGAGGGCTGAGGCTGATACGGCGCGAGATCTTGGCATGACGCCTGAAGAATATGCCAAGAACAAAGCCATGTTGATCAAAGAAAATAGATACAACCATTGAGGATTAGATAAATGGAACAGCCAATTCAAACCCGAACACGCAAAAATAGTATTTTTACAAAATCTATTAAAAATGAAGATACAGATGTTGCTACAGAGGCTCCCTCTATCAGGCCGCCCATTAGAGAAGATGACCCAAGGGCTGCTGCTGCGCGTCGTGCAGCTGAACTGCGTGGCCATCTTGGTGAAGTAAATGACGGCACAGATGAGTTCTTTATTGATCCTGAGATTATCCCAGATGGTTGGGAATATCAGTGGAAACGTCTGACGGTTTATGGCCAGGAAGACCCCGCCTATCAGGTTGCCTTGGCTCGTTCTGGCTGGACGCCTGTCCCGACGTCAAGACATCCAGAAATGATGCCTCATGATACAAGAGCTGAGTCAATAACGCGCAAAGGACAGATCCTTATGGAATGTCCAAAAGAGATTATTGACGAACGTAGAGACTTTGAATTGAGAAAGGCTCGTTCTCAAGTTAGATCTAAAGAGGCTCAATTGGCTGGGACGCCAGATGGCACTCTTACAAGAGACCATGCTCAGGCGCGTCCTCAAATTAAAAAGTCTTATGAGGCTATGCCTATTCCGGAGAAGTAAGATGACCAAAGAGGGATTTAAGCCTTTTTTTGAAAACTCTCGTTTGCAGCAGCGAATGGACTTTTCATTTTTTAGACTTGATCCCTCTTTTTATTTTTTATCTCCGGGGTCTGATAAATCTTATGAGCCGGACGTCGAGGCAATATCAATTGCTTGCGGGCAGGACCCGCATTTGTTTTTGAAGTATCTCAATATAGAAAAACCAAATCTTGGTTACGGATCTCATCCATTCTATCCATTGGATAAGGTAGATTGCCGTCACGTTATGATGTCTATTTTGTCTTTCGGAAAAGTTAAAAATGCGAGGACAGTTTTAGAAATTGGTGGAGGGTGGGGTAATTGGTGCCGCCTAAATATGACCGCACATCCTATTGATCACTGGTCAATTGTAGATTTAGATTTTGTTTTAGAATTGCAGAAATGGTATTTAAAACAAACTCTTAGCCAAAATCAATTTAATAAAATATCGTTTATTGACGCAGAAAAAGAAAATTTTCAAGGTAATTTTGACATTGCAATATGCGCTCATAGTTTGAGCGAGTTGAGTATGGATGACTTCAACAAATATTTGCCTGTCTTAAATAGATGCAAATATATATTTTATGCATTTCATCGTCATTATCCGACAATCAATATGTCTCTTGAAAAGGAGGATATTTTGATGAAAAATTTTTCTATTATGCAATTAACGCATAGTGAGGATGAATTAGTTCATAATTTGCTTCTTAAAAATAAAATATATTACTCAGACTAGCTAGGTCAATATAGAAACAGATTTGTAATTTTTTGATAGCAGCGTTGTCTAGCCAAGGCCATAATCATAGCTCGTCTTGGCTACCCCTTTGCATTTTATTCATTGTCAATATATAATGGCAACAAGCCATTAAATTGGCTTGGGCTCCCTCGGCGTGGAGCATTAACTTTCCCCTGGTTCTATAGTCGCCCCGGTGCGCGATGACAGAGCCTCCTGTAAAAAGGAGATTCCGTTATGGCGACGAATAACGTCTCAGCGCCTTTCGGTTTTCGCCAGTATGCGGGCAACGGCTCTGCTCCGACCTATGAGCAAGTCCAGTTTCCAATCGCATATAATTCGACGAATATATTCTTTGGTGATCCAGTAACGGCTGTAAGCGATGGCACGGTAGCGCAGTCTGCGTCTACTGGCGCTACGCCAGCTATTCTTGGCATTGCCGGCGTTTTTGTTGGCTGTAAATATCTTTCAGCCGTTCAGAAGCGCGTTGTGTGGTCAAACTACTACCCTGGTGGAACTGACCCACAGTCAGGCACAATCTATGCCTATATTGTCAATGACCCGAACGCTAAGTTCGTTGCTCAGTCTGACTCAACGGGCATTGCACTGACGGATGTCAATGCAACGATTGGCTTCGTGATTGGCTCTGGAAATACTGCAAATGGTATTTCTGCTGCTTATCTTGATACTTCAACCCTCAACACTGCTACCTACGGTGTGAACAATCCGTTCAAAATCGTTGCTGTTGTGACGGATCCTCCAGGATCTCAGGGCACAATCTCCAACGGCACCACTGGCGGCACCAGCGGCCAAGGCTACGATTATGCCATCGTTATGTTCAACGATGTCTTCACTCGTAACTTCCAAGGCGTCTAAGAAGGAGTAAGGACCAATGGCTGTTAATCTCTCTGCCATCAAAGACCTTCTCCTCCCCGGCCTCCGTGGAGTTGAAGGCAAGTATGAGATGATCCCATCTCAATACGACAAGATCTTCACGAAGCATGATTCCAAAATGGCGCTTGAGCGCACTGCGGAAATGCGCTTCTTGGGTCTTGCTCAGTTGAAGACGGAAGGCGGCCAGACCGCTTTCGATAACTCAGCTGGTGAGCGTTATATCTACAACCAGGAGCACACTGAAATTGCTCTTGGCTATGCTATTACGCGCAAAGCCATCGACGACAACCTGTATAAGACACAGTTTATGCCGTCGAACCTTGGCCTCATTGAATCTTTCCATCAGACGAAAGAGATCTATGGCGCCAATGTGTTGAATACGGCTACGACGTATAATGCTTCTATCGGCGGTGACGGCGTTGCGCTTTGCGCGACGAACCATCCGATCGATGGTAGCACTGTAGCGAATAAGCCTGCTGTAGACGTTGATCTTAATGAATCAACGCTTCTCAACGCGATGATTGCCATCCGCACGAACTTCAAAGACCAGGCTGGTCTGAAGATCTTCGCTCGTGGCCGTCGTCTTGTTGTTCCACCACAGCTCGAGCCTGTTGCAATTCGTCTGACGAAGACTGAACTGCGCCCAGGCACGGCAGACAACGATGTCAATGCAATCATGATGACTGCAGGCGGCTTGCCTGAAGGCTACATGGTCAATGACTTCTTGACCTCTGCTTATGCTTGGTTCTTGCTGACGAACATTGACGGTCTTTCTTACATGGAAAGAGTTAAGTTCGAGTCCGACATGCAGGTCGACTTCGTAACAGACAACCTTCTTGTGAAGGGTTACGAGCGGTATAGCTTCGGCTATTATAACTGGCGTTCGATTTACGGATCGTTCCCAACGTCGTAATGATAATATGGCGGGGGCCTCTATTACATAAGCCCCCGTCTTCTTTCTAGGTAATTTAGTCGCGCAGACCGGCCTAGCGGACGCTGCACAGACTACGCGACGAAACCTTGTGCAGGAGGATAATATGGGAACAACTACGTTTACTGGGCCAATCACGGCTGGCGACGTTCTTGATACGACAGGTTCAACTGTTGGATCTTTAAAGAATGTTGGATTTGTTCATATGTCGCAAACTGTTGCAGTTACGCAGGCGACAAATGGATCGACAGCAGGACTTTACACAACAACAATTGTAATTCCTGCGAATAGTCAAATTACATCAATCCGCCTTTATGTAACGACTGCATGGACTGGTGTTGCTTCAACATTTAATATTGGCACAAGCGCAACCGCAACAGAACTTGCTGTTGCAGCGACTGCCGCCAATACAGGTGCGGCAATTGGCATTGTCAATGTTGACCCTGGCACGAGTGCTACCCGTGTAAATAATTGGGTTGATGTTGGAACAAGCGATGTTCAAATATTCATGCTTTCAACAAATACAGGCTCTGGTGTTGGTTGGCTTGCAGTCAACTATAATCAAGCCATGAATCTCGTTGCTTAATAGGAGGCTGAAATGGGTTTTTATGAAGGACAAGACGGACCTGCAGTTGCAAAATCTGCAAAGTCAAAATCAGATGGCTTTAAAAAAGGCGGTAGCTGCATGAAGAAAGGCGGCAAGGCTGTTATGTCTGAGGCATCTAAGGCTAAAAAGCCTGCTCGTGCTTCTGGCGGCGGCGTTCTTTCGTCTGCTCATTCAGGCACGCCTCGCGGCAAAGCTTCTCATTATTGAGATTTGTCGGTGCTAAAGTCGACGGGGGTTTTTTGGAACCCTCGTCGTATTCTTGGAGATGATATATGGCGAAAAGTCCAGCTTGGCAGCGATCAGAAGGTAAGAATCCTGAAGGTGGCCTTAATGCCAAGGGCAGGGCTTCCGCCAAGGCTGAAGGTCACAACCTGAAGCCGCCGGTCTCGAAAGAGCAGGCTGCAAAAAGCGATAAGTCGGCCTCTCGACGTAAGTCATTCTGTGCCCGTATGACGGGTGTGAAGAAGAAATTAACTGGGTCTGCAGCCGCCGCAGATCCAAATAGTCGCATCAATAAGTCATTGCGCAAATGGGATTGCTAAAATGAGCAAGCCATTTTGGGAAAAAGATGCACCTAAAGACGCAAAGCATAAGGCTTTAAACGCAAAAGGTGTTAAAATGGCAAAAGCTAGGGCGCGGGCGGCTGGTCGCCCTTACCCGAATTTAGTTGATAATGTTGCGGCT